CTGTATCGAATACTTTTGAATTTGGAGACACATATCCTATAACTGATTTGAAATGGGATAAAAAAAACTTGGCGGATGGTAAATCTTTGAATAACGCAAATGAAGTTTTCGACACTCAAAAAGTTTTAAATTACAATACCGTTCAGTTAACAATTACAAATTTCACGGAAGATAACGATGATAACAAAGTAAGACCTTTTACCCACTTTAATTTTTTAGATCTAAATGTAAATTCTAGTATTTCAAACTTGAAAAGTTTTTATAAAGATAGACAACTTAAAGATCAATTAATTACAGAAGGAAATATTTTATATGAAAACTATAATGAAAATATAACTCAAACCCAAACAACTTCTATGTTAAACACCCCATATTTTATTAATGCTATACAACAAGGGGTATTTAATTTTAGATATAAACAAAATGATCCTTATCCATACAAAACTGCGGCTTACTTATTCCTTAATAGTTTACCTTTAGGAACTTTAAGAGAAAAATACAAAACATTTGATGGTCAAGCAATTACAGATTTGAGTTATATTTTAGCAACAATAAAAAAATTCGGTGCGGTTCATAAGTTACCCTATGCTTGGATTTTAAAGTACGGTTCTATTTGGCATAGATATAAAATTTATGATAATACAGGAAAAGATTTTATAGACGATGTTTGGAAAGACTTTAATTATTTAGAAAATTGGGATCCAGGGTTTTCATCATCCACAAAAACTTTTAATCTAAATATTGATGGTAATCAAAAAAATTTAGTGTTACAACAAACCACGGGGAATAAGCCATTTACCGACATGACAACGGGATTTTATCCGCAGACACTGGACGACTTCAACGTTTTTTTACAAGGACTAAAACTTTTTAGCGGTCAAACACAAGTTTCAGGTATTGCAAAAACTCGAAGTATCAGTGGTAATTGCAATGTTTTTACTGTGACTGGTACATGTTCGTCATCGGGGAATGTGTTGAGTGTAAGTTCTATAACTAAAAATTTAATTACGGTTGGAGATCAGTTGAAAATTACGATTGGGAATACAATTATTAATTTAATTGTTAATAGTTTTGGGCCTAATACAAGTGGGGGAACTGGAACCTATAACATTACACCAGGATTAACATCGAATGTAACAAGTTTCATTCTTAATAGTTATGTTAGTGTCAGTGGCTTAACTTTAAATTCTTTGGGTACAGGAAGTATCCTATCGGGATCAACAATCAATCCTGCGATAACGATTCAAACTCAATATAGTGGGCCATCAAATTCTAATGGTATTTATAAATTAAACACTTATACCGCAAACACTACAACATCAGACTTCAGAGTTCTCAATCCCCCTTTACAGGTTGATCAAATATATAGTAATGTTTTAACGCAAGGACAAATTATAAATGGACCCAATTTCAATGGGGATATAACAATTATAAGTCAAATTTCAGGAACCACAGGTGGTAAGGGTATTTACTTGATTTCATCTAATCAAGCTGATTCAGTAACTTCACCATTTGTTGTCCAAAATCAATACATACAAGGAATATCTTCGGGATCAATACAACCACTTTTAGATAACAAAAAGTTGATTATGTTTAATACCTTGGACTCTACAATATATGGATCGATTGGTTTTGACCCATCTAACAAGTTAAGAACAATGAGAATATCGCCATATTCCGTTGTTGTAAGAACTACGGATACTACAGGTTACTATGTCTTACCATCTTTCGGTACAAACATTAATCAAGCAAAAGACGAGACTTTCCGAAACGGTAACATGAAAAAAGAACTATTTGATAACCCATCTATGTTCAACGGAACTGTAAGGTTATTTTGGAATGCTCCACAATATGGATGGTTCAATAATTCACAAGTCAAAAAAAATAATCCAATTACATATTTAAAACAAATTCTTAACGAACAAAAAGATCAACAAAACTTTTTGATTACTGGAAAACAAAATGACTATACAAATTTTGAAGAGTTGTTTACAACTTTTGACATTAAAACTTTGGATTTATTTGAATCAGAATTTTTAAATTTTAGTAGATCTATATACGACTATGTCGACACACTACCACCTACAACAAATTCTGAATCATTAACACAATTAAATGTTATGAAAAATCAGGATGGGTCCTACACACAAGTAAGTAATAATCAACCGAACTTCAAAACAATAGTTAGTGACCAAACATATAAAAATTTTCAGGGACTGATGAGAGAACTCCTGAAAATTCAAACGCCAACAGGAACTTCGCCAGAAACGAAACTCACAGAAATAATCGCAAGTCAAAATACTCAGTTTCAACAAGTCTTATCAGGTTTCATGAACTATGATATAGTTTTCAAATTTGGTAACCCAACACAGTTTAACAGAAGATTGTATCTGACTTTTTCGACAAGATTTTTAGAAGATCCATTTATATATGGTCCGTACGAAAATGGAACACTTCCGCCTCAAGTATCGTTATCGGCATCGCAACAGCAAAGTCCTGAGACATGGAAAAAATTATTAAACTATGTTGGGACATCATCAATTCCTGAATTGGAATATAAAAATAATGGATCTTACATTACTGATTTTTTTATTGATATGAACGTGCAGTTTAATGAAAAAAATGTTGAAGACTTTGCACCTATTATTAAACTTTACGCTAGCGAAAAATTAAAAAAGAATAATTTAAATCTAACATCTTTCTACAATTTAATGGATAGTTATATTATAGAATCTGATAATTATATTGGTAATGTAATTAATGTTATGTTACCACAAGTTAGAAAAAACTTACCTTCAGTTCTAATAAATCAAGAATTTGCCGAAAATAGGGCTAATTTGGAAGCCGGATTTACGGAACAAACAAGAACTGAACTATGGGAAACATTCAAGGCTTTAAACGATAGTTGGATTGCGGGTTTTGATTTCCAAAACAAAACACTTTTTGAGGATGTGATGCTGGTTGACCGGGCAAGTAGAAATGTTGGAGATAAAATTATTGTTGACATTTTTTTAATCCAAGATCTTATAAAAGATGGAAGTTATAAAAACACTTTGTTAGATATGATTACGACTATTTTAGTTCAGAATAACTTTCAATATTTTATGTTGCCATCATATGTTAATTTTTACAACGTACAAGACACGCAAAAAAACCCAACACCAAGACCTGATGGAACATTAGAATTTGGTAACACACTTTTTGGAACGTTTTTGAATGTTGACTATAGAAACAGTTCTCCCAAATTTTTATGCTACTATGCAAATAAACCAAGCGAACACTTAGACATGAAAGATAATATAGATTATAGATATAGAGATGATGCGTTTGATTTGAGAAGGGCTAGTGATAATCCTTTGCAAGAAAATCAGTCTTATAAAAAAGATTGGGACAAATCAAATAAAGTTGTTGGATTTAATGTCGACATTACAAGACCAAACCAACAAATTTTCAAAAGTTTTGCTGTAAATCAAACACCTGGTAAACCGACCGCTGAGTCACTAGAAATGCTAAATCAGATGGCAAATTTAGGTGGAAACAGAAGATCTACAACACAGTCAGTGTCTTTATATAATTTATATAAAAATAGAAGTTATGAATGTAGTGTGGATATGATGGGTTGTGCTTTGATACAACCTATGATGTATTTTAATATAAGAAATGTTCCAATGTTTTCAGGACCTTATATGATTACCAAAATCACACACGATATATCTGAGGAAAATTTTACTACTAATTTTCAAGGAACAAGACAACCTTTTTACTCTCTTCCAAAAATTGATAATTTTTTACAAACACTTAATATTAAAATTTTAGAAACAATTCAAACAAGAATCCAACAGAACGAGAAAAAAGAAAGAGAAAGTTCCAAAAATGTATTAGCACAAAAAGATAATATTTTGTCTAATATTAAATCAGAGGAAACATTAACTAAAAATCAAGATTGTGTTGAAAATATAAATCCTATATACTTAAAGTATACTGGACTCGATACACCGAAACCAACCACACAAACTATAAAACAGTTATTCGAACAGATTAAAAAACAGTTAATTGCAAGCGGTTATTCGGCAACAGGTGAAACAACTGCTGTTATTGCAAACATGGCCTTTAGTTTTGTATATGTAGATTCAGGTAAAGAAAACGGTATATTTTCATACGAGCATAATTACAATACAATAAACCTTAAAGAAATATACGGACCGAACTTTATTAATTTAATCAAGAAAAATTATTTTTGTGTTACAAGAGGAACAAATTCAAATTTACCAATTGCTGCTTTTAATTCGTTTGAAGATTTTGTAAAATTTCTTGTAGATAAAACTAGTCCAATCTTAACTTTATTAAAAGCAGAACAAAATAATTTTGATTTTAACACTAGAGAAGGTGTTTCTTCGGCTATTGCAAAAATGTATGTATTAAATTACCCGGTCGAACAACCACCTAATGTTTACACCACACTAACCGAACAAGAAAAATTAAGTTTAAGAGATGAGTTCCTAAAAGCTAACAATGCTTTTTTAACAGTTCAAACTTTTACAATAACATGATATTTATAAATAAAAAACGATATGAGTACAAAAATGATATTGGATAATTATCTTGGTAAAAACACAAGAGTTTCCGAGAAAGACATGGGTGACGGAACTAAACAAGTTTGTGACCTTGATACTGGAGATTGTTACACAGTTCGAATAAAAGACGGTTTAATTGAACGAGTTGACAATACTATGAAAACATTCAAAAAAATACAAGTAGAAACCAACCATGGTATAAAAACTTTACTAAACGGATAAAATGAAATTAGACGAAAAAATATTAAATGAACTTGCTAGATATAGGTCTATCAACAATTACATAATGGAACAAGAGGTTCCACCACCACCCGCAGAACCAGCTGCGGATCCGTTAGCGGCAGGAGCACCACCCGTAGATCCAGCAGCGGCAGGAGCACCACCCACACCGCCAGCCGAAGCTGAGGGGGCACCTATAGATCCTAAAACAGATCCTGATGTTGAAGAAGTACCAGTCGAAGGGGAGGAAGGGGCCGAAGGAGAAACTGAAGAACTTGACATAACAGACTTGGTTGATTCACAAAAAACGATGGCAGATAAACAAGAAGAATATTTTACTAATTTGTTCGACCAAATAAAAAAAATGGAAGAAAAATTGGCGGAAATGGATTCTATTGTCTCTAAACTTGACACATTAGACACAAAGGTCGAAAAATATAGACCAAAGACGGCTCAAGAAAAATTACAACTAAGATCACTAGACTCAGGGCCATTCAAACAAAATTTGGCCGACTTTTTCCAAGATAAACAACAAGAAATGGAGAAAACGGGAAAAAATGAGTACGTACTAACACAAGATGAAGTTGAAAGTTTTAGCCCATCTGAAATTGAAAAATCTTTCAATGAACCGATGGACGATGAAGACGACATATTATTGAACAAATATAACTCTTAATTTTTTCAACACCAATTGACAAAACCTTTCTATATACTTATACTTTTTTACACATAAACTTTAAATTTTTAATTACACATGGCGACAAATTCACTAAACGCAGTACTTGCGCAGTACGAAAAATCACAAAGTAGTTCTAACACTACATTAAAAATGTCATCTGAAGACCGAATGAAGAAATACTTTGCGGCTCTTTTGAAAGACAATGAAAAACAAGGACAAAGAAAACTTAGAATCTTACCAACGTCCGACGGATCTTCACCGTTTAAAGAAGTATGGTTCCACGAAGTTCAAGTGGACGGAAAATGGCAAAAATTTTATGATCCATCAAAAAATGATAATGAGCGTTCACCCTTGAATGAGGTTTATGAAGAACTTATATCAACGGGTAGAGAGTCTGATAAAGAACTTGCAAAACAATACAAAGCTCGGAAGTTTTACATTGTTAAAGTTATTGATCGTGACAACGAACAAGACGGAGTAAAATTTTGGCGTTTCAAACACAACTACAAACAAGAAGGAATCCTTGACAAAATTATTCCTATTTGGAAGGCTAAAGGTGATATTACAGATCCTGATAATGGTCGAGACCTTATTTTAGAATTGACTAAAGCAAAAACTCCGAAAGGAGCGACTTATACGGTAATTCAAACAGTAATGTATGACGATCCATCATCAATTTCAAATGATGTCACTCAAGGTAAAGAATGGGTTGAGGACGGAATGACTTGGGAAGATGTATACTCTAAAAAACCTGTTGAATATCTCGAAGCAATTGCACGAGGAGAAACTCCACGTTGGGACTCAGAAAAAGGTGGGTATGTTTATTCGAATGATGAAACTTCAGAAGTTTCTTTAGGAGGAAAATCAACTTCTAAACTAATTAACGAAGTCAATGACCCACAGTTAGAAGACGAAATCGACGAACAATTACCGTTTTAATCACACAAAAAATTGGGTACTTTTTATATACAAAGTGCCCTTTTTTGTTTATATTTTTAAAAAACAAATTATGAACCCTTTTATGGTAGAAAAATTACAAGAAGCCCTTGTAAAAAAATATGAGGCAGAAATCGCAGATGCAGAAGCAAGACTTTATATTTATTTCACAAATCCTGTTGGTATTGGAGAACATCCACAACATACAGAAGAAATGGATAACTTAGTTGAGCAGATGACAAATGCAAAAGATAAGTTAGAAACAATCGCAAATTTTAAAATTCACGGACTATAATGGCTCTTAAGAAAAATGACTTTACTTCGATAAAAAAGAAGTTCTCTGCGGACGCAAAATATAAACCACAAAGATTTTTTGATCTTGGTTCAGAATTCCTTGATGCGGTTGGATTACCTGGTCCTGCAATAGGACACTTGAATATGTTGCTCGGTCACTCGGATACAGGAAAAACTACTGCACTTATTAAAACTGCAGTTGACGCACAAAAAAAGGGTATTCTTCCTGTTTTTATTATTACTGAACAGAAGTGGTCTTTTGAACACTCCAAACTTATGGGACTTGACTGTGAAGAAGTGGTAGATGAAGAAACGGGTGAATTAACATGGGATGGATTTTTCTTATTTAATAATAACTTCGACTACATTGAACAAATTACGGAATATATAAACGATTTATTGGATGCACAAGAAAAAGGTGAGTTAGATTATTCACTTTGTATAGTGTGGGATTCAGTCGGATCAGTTCCATGTAAAATGACTTATGAAGGGCGAGGTGGAAAACAACACAATGCAGCAGCATTGGCCGACAAAATCGGTATGGGTATTAACCAAAGAATTTCAGGATCTCGTAAATCAGATTCCAAACACGAAAATACTTTGATAGTGGTTAACCAACCATGGGTAGAGTTGCCCGATAATCCTTTTGGTCAACCAAAAATTAAGGCAAAAGGTGGTGAAGCAATTTGGTTAAATTCCTCTTTGGTGTTCTTATTTGGTAATCAAAAAGGTGCTGGTACAACAAAGATCACAGCAACAAAAGATAAGAGGACTGTAAAGTTTGCTTCAAGGACAAAAGTGTCAGTTATGAAAAACCACATTAATGGTCTTGGTTTTGAAGACGGAAGAATTATTGTAACTCCCCACGGATTTTTACCCGGTAAAGATACAACCGAAGAAAAGGCATCAATAGAAAAGTATAAGAAAGAGTATGCTGACTATTGGAAAGATATAATCGGAGTTGATGGTGACTTTGATCTGAAAACAGAAAAAGAAGAAGTAGAGTAGAAATCATTTAATTTTCAGGAAGTGTCCAAAACATTATTAGTAGATGGAAATAATTTATTGAAAATTGGATTTCATGGTGTTAGAGATTTCTATCATAATGGAAAACATGTTGGTGGTGTATGGCACTTTATAAACACTCTTCGCAAATTCCTCGAAGAACATAACTACAATAAAGTTGTTGTTCTTTGGGACTCTAAAACTTCATCGACTCAGAGAAGATTAATTTATCCCAAGTATAAGTTAAACCGTAAATCATCTGAAACGGAATTGAAAGAAGAATCTTTTTTGGAACAAAAACAAAGGGTTAAACAATACCTTGAGGAGATGTTTGTAAGACAACTGGAGACAGAACATGCAGAAGCTGATGACTTAATTGCTCAGTACTGCAAAGTCTCTTTAGACGAAGAAAAAACAATCTTTTCGAGTGACAGAGATTTGACTCAACTGATTGACGAAAAAGTTTCGATTTATTCACCATCCACAAAAAAATATTATAAGTTGGGAGATAAAATAAAACTTCACGATATCGAAGTCCCTCACTATAATGTTAAAACAATTAAAATACTCACAGGAGATATCTCCGACAATATTGATGGTATATTCTATCTTGGTGAGAAAACTTTAATTAAAATGTTTCCTGAGTTACTTGAACAACATGTTGAATTAGTATATATTTTACAAAAGAGTGAAAAACTTTTAAAAGAAGAAAAAGAAAACGTTGTTCTTCATAACCTCCTCAGTGGGAAAACAAAAGAGGGTATTTTTGGTGATGAGTTTTTTGTAATCAACGAAAAACTTGTTAACTTGGATAACCCCCTTTTAAATGAAGAGGAAAAAGAATTAGTTGGACTATATTACTCAGAGTCGATGGATCCCGACGGAAGAGGGTATAGAAATCTAATTCGAATGATGATGGAGGACGGGTTTTTTAAATACTTACCGAAGGGTGACGACGCTTGGGTAAGTTTTTTAAAACCATTCCTAAAATTAACAAGAAAAGAAAAACAAAAATTTAGAAATAACAAAAATAAAACAAACAAATGAAAGACCAGGATATAACAAAATTAGAATTTTTGTTAATGTGTAATAACAACATTGTAGTTCAACGATTTTTTAATGTTAGAGGGTTTAATAAGAACGCTCATAAATCTGAAGAGTTTTATGAACACATTACAAGTTTATGTAATGAACTCAAGTATGATTTAAAAATGAGATCGGTAACTTATATGTTAGATAATCAATATGAAATTTTTGAGAATCCTAATGTGTTAGACACATCAATTACTGAAGGTCCTGAAAATTTTAACTTGATAATTAAACTTGGAGACATGACAATTTGTCAGCGTGAGTTTGATGCTAAAGTTTATCCTCCAAAGGTCAGATATACCGTAGACCTACGGCCAAAGTTAAAAAACATACTTGCGTCACTTACTGACATTTTTTCAGGTAAAAAATATAATTATTTTTATTCTGAATTTATTAAAAACTAAGACTATTTATTTTTACCAACAGGAAAAAAACATATGGCGACAAGTAAAAATTTTGAGTATTTAGGAAACACTTTTCAATTACAACTATTAAATCAAATTATTGTAGATAAAGACTTTTCACACTCCATTCTTGATGTTATCGAAAACAGTTATTTTGAAAACAAGTATTTTAAAATATTAATTCAAATGGTAAAAGAGTATTACCTAAAATACGATCACACACCGTCTTTTGAAACACTTGAACAAATAAGCAAATCTGAACTACAACAGGCAACGGCATCGAAGATTGTCTTAGACACAATTAAAAAAATTAAAGATGCACCTATTGATGGAGTAGGTTTTGTTCAAGAAAAAGCATTGAAATTCTGTAAACAACAAGAACTTCAAAAGGTTATGGGAAAAGCACAGAAGATCATTGATGGGGGCGAGTTTGAAAACTATGACACTCTCGAAGAAATGGTAAAAACGGCCCTTCAGGTCGGAGCAAAAGATACGTCAATGTTAGACGTATTCTCAAACCTTGATCAAGTTCTCGAAGATGATTATAGACATCCTATACCTATGGGTATATCTGGAATTGACAGACTATTAAAAGGTGGTTTGGCTAAAGGTGAAATCGGAGTTATTTTAGCACCAACTGGTGTTGGAAAATCTACGGTACTAACCAAAATCTCAAACCACGCATTTAACCTTGGTTTCAATGTTTTACAAATCTTTTTCGAAGACAACCCAAAAGTAATACAAAGAAAACACTTCACATTATGGACAAAGATTCATCCTGATGATTTGTCAGAAAAAAAGAAAGATGTTATGAATACGGTTACAGAGATCCACGACAAGATGCCAAACAAACTTATTTTGAAAAAACTTCCATCTGATACACTCACGATGTTACAAATTAAAAATCAAATTAGAAAAATGGTTTCCGAAGGAATTAAAATTGATATGGTTGTTTTAGACTATATTGATTGTATTGTTCCTGACAAAAACTTAGGTGATGAGTGGAAAAGTGAAGGATCTGTTATGAGAGCATTCGAGGCTATGTGTCACGAAATGAACTTAGTTGGATGGACCGCAACTCAAGGAAATAGGTCATCAATATCTTCAGAACTTGTAACGACCGATCAAATGGGTGGATCAATTAAAAAAGCACAAGTCGGACATGTTATTATCTCGGTGGCTAAAACGTTGCAACAAAAAGAATTAAAGTTGGCAACCATCGCGATAACAAAGTCTCGAATAGGTGATGATGGGGTAGTGTTTGAAAATTGTAAATTTGATAATGCAATGATTGAAATTGATACTGAAAGCTCTATGACTTTCTTAGGGTTAGAAGAACAAAAAGAGGAAAGACAAAGACAAAGAGTTAGAGAGTTACTTGAAAAAAGGAAACAAAAGGACTCCCAAAATCAAACAAATAATTAATTAAAAAAAAATTAAAATGGATATTTCGCAAAGAATATTAAGTGATATCACGGTGTATATGAAATACGCAAAGTTTCTTCCTGAAAAAAACAGACGAGAAACGTGGGAAGAACTGGTGACAAGAAACAAACAAATGCACCAAAAGAAATACCCACAAATTAAAGATGAGATCGAAGAAGTTTATCAAATGGTATATGATAAAAAAATCTTACCTTCAATGAGATCTTTACAATTTGGTGGAAAACCAATTGAAATCTCACCAAACCGAATTTATAACTGTGCATACATGCCAATTGACCACTTTGATGCATTTTCAGAAACAATGTTTTTATTGTTAGGTGGTACAGGTGTAGGATTTTCAGTTCAAAAACATCACGTAGAAAAACTACCTGAAATTAAAAAACCGAATCCAAATAGAACAAGAAGATATTTAATCGGGGATAGCATTGAAGGGTGGGCTGATGCAATCAAAGTATTGATCGAATCTTATTTAGGTGTTAAATCATCAACACCAATTTTTGACTTTTCAGATATC